CCTACCTTCCGGCCGAGGGACGGCAGGGCGAACCGCCTCGCTTTCCGCTGCCGCCCCTCGTCGTCAAGGACGACGACCTGACCGTGCTGCGAGAGCGCGAACTCGACCTGTGGGCCGACCTGTGGACCACGCCGCAGGCCGTGATGTGGGAGCGCACGCACGCCGTGCTGACCGTGGCCCGTTTCGTTCGCTTCAGCGTCCTCGCCGAGAGCGGCAACACCAAGGCGGCGACCGAGGCGAGGCAGTTGGAGGACCGGCTGGGGCTGAACCCTCAGGCGCTGCTGAGGCTTCGGTGGGAGATCGCCCCGGACGAGGTGGCCGAGCAGCGGCAGAACCGCACGGCCCGGCGGCCGGTGAGCGCCCGACAGCGGTTGAAGGTGGTCGACCCCGGTGCCGTGGCGGGGGCCTGAGCACGCGGGCGAGTTTCCCACGCTGGGCTGGTCGGTCGGCGAGTGGATCGAGGAGCATTGCGTTATCCCGGACGGCGACCGGATCGGTGAGCCGTACCTGCTGACCGACGAGATGTGGACCTTCCTGGCCTGGCACTACCGGCTCCGGCCGGACGCTGCCGAGGACCGGTGGGCGTCCTCCTGGGCCTACCGCCGCTCGCAGCTGGTCAGGCCCCAGAAGTGGGGCAAGGGCCCGCTGACGTGCGCGCTGGTGTGTGCCGAGGCGGTCGGCCCGGTGCGCTTCGCCGGCTGGGACGCTGCGGGTGAGCCGGTCGGTCGGCCGTGGGAGACACCCTGGATCCAGATCGCCGCGACCTCGGAGGACCAGACCGACAACGTGTACCGGGCGCTCGTCCCGATGATCGACGAGGGGCCGCTGGCCGACTGGATCCCGGACACCGGCGAGACCCGCATCAACGTTCCGGGCGGCGGCCGCATCGAGCCGGTCACGTCCAGCGGCCGGGCCCGCCTGGGCCAGCGCATCACGTTCGCGGTCCAGGACGAGACGCACTCATGGCTGGAGGCCAACGGCGGCTGGAAGCTGGCGGAGACCCAGCGCCGCAACCTCAGCGGCACGGGCGGCCGGGCGGTGGAGACCACCAACGCCTGGGACCCCTCCGAGCAGTCGGTGGCCCAGCGCACCGCGGAGGCCCGGGTCACGGACGTGTACCGCGACCATCGGATCCCGCCGCCGGCGTCGCTGGCGAACAAGCGGGAGCGTCACAAGGCCCTCCGGGTCGCGTACGGCGGCTCGGCGGTCGGCGTCGGTGGCTGGGTGGACATCGACCGGATCGACGGCGAGCTCGTCGAGATCGCCGAGAAGGACCCGGCGCAGGCCGAACGCTTCTACCTGAACCGGATCGTCGCCGGCACCGCCGGCTACCTCGACCGGCACCTGTGGGACGTCCGCGCCGACCGGCGCGAACTCCCCCCGAAGGGCACCCGGGTCACTCTCGGCTTCGACGGCAGTGACATCGACGACTGGACCGCCATTCGGGCGGAGGCGCTTGACGGCTGGCAGTTCACTCCCGTGTTCGGCCCTGACCGGCTCCCGACGATCTGGGACCCGGCCGAGCACGGCGGCCAGGTGCCGCGGCTGGAAGTCGATGCGGCGATCGACGAGCTGATGCGCTACTACGACGTGGTCCGGCTATACGCCGACCCGCCGTACTGGGAGACCGAGGTGGACACCTGGGCGGACCGCTACGGCGACCGTGTCGTGCGCTGGTACACCCAGCGAGCGGTCCAGATGCACGCCGCCGCCGAACGGCTGCTGACGGACGTGGTGAAGAAGGACTCCGAGTTCCGGCACGACGGCTGCCCGACGACGGGCGTGCACATCGCGAACGCCCGCAAGGCAGCCCGGCCGGCGGACCGGTACGTCCTGAAGAAGGCCAGCCCGACCCAGAAGATCGACCTGTGCGTGGTCAGCATCCTGGCCCACGAAGCCCGCTGCGACGCCGTCGCCGCGGGCCAGGCCCGACCCCGCCGCAAGTCCAAGATGCTGATCATGAGATGAGGTGGGCCCGTTGGCGCGCACTCCGGAGCAGTGGCTCGCCCATCTGATCCGCTGCCACGACGCGGAGATGAAGGATCTCAAGCGGTTGGACGCCTACTACGAGGGCGAGCAGCCACTGTCGTACATGGCGCCGGAGCTCATGGCGGAGCTGGACGAGCGGGTGCGGCAGGTGGTCGTCAACTGGCCGCAGTTGGTGGCCGACTCGGTCGAGGAGCGCCTGGATGTCGAGGGGTTCCGGCACACCAGCGAGGCGTCCAACGATGCGGAGCTGTGGCGGATCTGGCAGGCCAACGACCTCGACGAGCAGTCCCAGCAGGGCCACCTGGACGCGCTGGTGATGCGCCGCTCGTACGTGATCGTCGGTGCGGGCGACGAGCCCGACACGCCCCTGATCACGGTCGAGTCGGCGCTTGACGTCCACGCGGAATTCTCCCCGCGGACCCGGGCGGTGGCCGCCGCGGTGAAGCGGTGGTGCGAGGACGCCGACGACGGCGGGGCCCCGGTGGAGCATGCGGCGCTGTACCTGCCGGATGTGACGAGCTGGTGGGTGAAGGTCGGCGGCGTGTGGGTGGCCGATCCTGAGGAGGAGGCGGACGAGCACGGCCTGGGCGCCGTGCCTGTGGTGGTGCTCGCGAACCGGGCCCGCCTGAAGCGGCGCGGCGGCGAGTCCGAGTTCAAGTCCGTGATCTCCCTGTCGGATGCGGCCTGCAAGATCGCCACCGACATGATGGTGTCGGCCGAGTACCACGCCACCCCACGCCGCGTCGCGTTCGGCTTTGGCGAGGAGGACTTTCAGGACGAGCAGGGCCGCCGGGTGTCCGCGTTCAGCCGGATCATCGGCCGGATGTGGGCGACCGAGAAGAACCGCAAGGAGGACGGCGCCGAGGTCGTCCAGTTCCCCGAGGCGAGCCTGGAGAACTTCCACGCGACCCTCAATCAGCTCGCCAAGCTGGTCGCGTCGCTGGCGGGACTGCCGCCGCACTTCCTCGGCTTCAGCACCGACAACCCCGCCTCCGCGGAGGGCATCAAGTCCGCCGAGGCCCGGCTCGTCAAACGCGCCGAGCGCCGGCAGCGGGCCTGGGGCGAGGCGTGGGAGCAGGTCATGCGGCTGGCTCTGCGGATCCGTGACGGCGTCTGGTCGCCCGAGGCCATGGGCCTGGAGACGATCTGGCGGGACGCCTCGACCCCGACGATCGCGCAGGCCGCGGACGCCGCCGTGAAGAAGCACGCCGCTGGTATCACCCCGCTGCGGCAGACCCGGGAGGATCTGGGCTACACCGGCCCGCAGATCGAGCGGATGGAAGCCGAGGACGAGCAGGCCGCCCAGGACGCCATGCAGCGTGTCCTGGCGGGCGACCTCGCCCCGCTGGCCGCCGGCCCCAAGCCGCCCGCCGAGCCTGCGGCCGAGCCGGTTCCGGCTGGCGGCTGACGTGGCGGCAACCGCCGAGGAGATCGCCCAGACCTACTACCTGCGGCAGGCCGGCCTCGGGCGCCGCGTCGCCGACCGCGTCCAGGCTCTGTGGTGGTCCCTCGACCGCTCCGATCTGACCGGGTCATGGGATGCGGCCGCCGGGCCGGCGATCGTCCAGACGGTCACGGCCGGGCAGCTCGCGGCCGCCGCTCCGGCCGACGCGTACGTGCGCGCGGTCACCGCGGCCGACGGCGCCGACCCCGATCCGGCCGGAGCGGTCCGGATCGCGGCGTGGGCCGGTCACGCGGCCGACGGCCGGGCCCTGGACAGCCTCCTCTACGAACCCGTCGTCACCACGAAACGCGGCATCGCCGCAGGCCTGAGCACGGACGACGCCATGCTGTCCGGGCTGCACCAGCTGCTGACGATGGCCACCACCGAGGTCGCGGACGCCGGCCGCAGCTCCGCCGGCGTCTCGATCACCGCGAACCGCATCACCACCGGCTACGTCCGGGTTCTGAGCCCGCCCTCGTGCGCCCGGTGTGTGGTCCTCGCCGGCAAGGAATACGCCTGGAACCAGGGCTTCCAGCGGCATCCGCGCTGCGACTGCGTGCACCTGCCGGTGACCCGCCACCGCCGGGGGCGGCCGACAACGGACCCTGACCACTACTTCCACAGCCTGTCCCGCGCCGAGCAGGACAGGGTGTTCACCACCGCCGGGGCTCGGGCAATCCGGGACGGCGCCGACATCACCGCCGTCGTCAACGCCCGCCGCGGCATCTCCACCGTCGGCAGCTGGGTGGAAGGCGACATCACCCACCGAGGCCGCATCGCCGAGCGGGCCAAGCTCGGCAAGCTCACCACCACCAACGAGAGCATGACCCGCCGCGGCCTGGCCCGCCAGCGGCTGCGGAACCTGCAGGCCCGGGGCCGCGCTCCGGCCCGCGCCCGCCTGACCCCCGAGGCGATCTACCAGCTGGCCTCGGACCGGGACGACGCCATCCGTCTGCTGTACCGGTACGGCTACCTCTACTGACCCGGGCTGCCGCAACGGCCGCCCCCGCCTCCTGCAACGGGAGACCCCATGCGCAACACCCACTGGTTCCACCTCGGACGCCACGACGACCCGGACCCCACCGGTCCGCCGCCCGCGGGCGACCCGGTCGCCGACGGCGAGGCCGCCCTCGGCGACAAGGGCAAGCAGGCCCTGGACCGCATGAAGGCCGAACGGGCCGAGGCCCGTCAGCAGGCCGCCGCCGAGAAGAAGCGGGCCGACGAACTCCAGGCGAAGGTCGCCGAGTTCGAGGACCGGGACAAGACCGAACTGGAACGGGCGACCGCAGCCAGCGAGGCAGCGGCCGCCCGCGCGGACGCCGCTACGGCCCGCGCCGTACGCGCCGAGGTCAAGGCCCTGGCTGCCGGCGCCTTCGCCGACCCGACCGACGCCGCCGCGTTCCTCGACCTCGCCCAGTACTCGGGCACCGACGGGGAGATCGACACCGACCGCATCGCCGCCGATCTCGCCGACCTCCTCAAGTCCAAGCCTCACCTGGCCAAGCCGGCCGACGGCCCGCGCGGCCCCCGGCCCGACCCGGGCCAGGGTGCCCGCCCGCCCGCT